CCGTTGTATACCGGCGTCTTCATGGGGTTGATGACGAAAGTGTCCGGCAGCTCGCGCATCTTGTACCCGACTTTCTCGATCTGACCGCCGCCGGCCAGGAATTGCTGAACAAGTTCGTCCAGTTCCTGGGCCTCCTGCCGCTTTACGTCAGCATCGCGCCGAGGCGGATCGCCAGCCGTTGAGTGGTAGCGCTCCATCACCTGGCCTCCTTGTTGAGCTGTCGAATGCGGCTGTGCAGCTTCTTCTCGACGGTCTTCTGCAGGCCGGGTACCGAGAGCGCAGCACGGCATTGCTCTAGATTGAAGCTGTCCAGAGCGCGCAGGCGATCATCAGCACTCACTGCACCGTAGTCCTTGTCAGGACGGATGAACGGATTGGCTTGCGACATCTCACACCCCCTGAGTAAGCCGAGCCACGGCCTGGTGCCCGATCCCCTGGTGCAGCCGCGCGCGCTTGCCCGCGGCATACCCCGCTTCACTGGCCACTTCGTCACGTGCCTTGAGCTTGCGGCGCTTCATCTCGAACTTGCCGACGTCAGCGTGGTGCTTCGCCATGTACGCCTGAATCGCGTCTGCGATGTTGTCGTCGACGCCCGCGAACTGGTCGACCTTGGCGTACACGGCCTCGATCCATCCATGCGCGAAAGCATCTCCACGGGCTACCTTGGTGGACCGCTTGCAGCGTTTCTGCGTGCTCAGGAAGTCCTTGCGCGCCTTCTGCAGCTGTCGCTCCAGCACCTGGTAGGCGTAGCCGGTCAGCTCCGGCGCTGCCGCGCAGCCGACGAACAGGAACGAAGCGCTTTCGAAATAGGAGGTGCAGATGATCAGGTGCGTGCCGAAGGCATGGCAGCACACTTGAGCGAGGCTCACCCGCCAGGCCGGCGGTTTTCCATCCGAGCCAGCGGGAACCTTGGTTTCGCCAGCCATGCTGGCCAGCACGTCGCCCATCTCCAGGTTGTAGGCTTCCATCAGTTTGTGGGCATGACGCAGCGCGATCTCGGCCTCGTTCGGGTTGGAGCCCCGTCCCTCCGCCATTTCCAGGCACTTCTTGATCTTGTCGAGGATACGGTCCTGGTCCATGTCACACCCCTGCGATATCAAGAGGAATGGAGCGGTACTGGTCGGTGTCCCCGACCCGCTCCTGGATACGCACGTACGCCTTGGTGCTCACGACCTGGACAGCCTCGCCGATGGCCTGCATTGCACGCTGCCAACGTTCGTCATCGATCTGCAGGCGGCGCAGGGCAAGCACGCTGCCGGTACGGATGTTCCCTGCCTGGTCTACGCGGAACGCATCGTTGATCAGTGTGATGACCTCCGCGCGAGCACCTTCCGTCCACTCATGGAGGCACTCGTCGATCAGCGCCTTGGCGGCCTGCAGGCGCTCGTCGAAGGCGATGTTGTCTGCCATGGCCCGAATGACCTTGTAGCGACCGTCGAAGCTGACCAGAGAGGCATTGCCCTTCTTGCCTCCTACCTTCGCTTGGTACTGCTCGGCCGACAAAGTGATGAAGGCCTCGATATCGCCGAATGTCGCCAGTTTGAAATCCAGCAACGCCTTGTTCAGAGCCTTCCCCTTGGCAACGATCTCCTGCACAAGGCGGTCGCGCTCCAGGTCAATGGGCTTGATCATTTCTTCAGGTACCAGGCGCCCCTTGGCGTCCATGCGGTACCCGGCGGGAACATGCACTGTTTGTTCAGCCATGGGAGGTTTCCTCTTCGGGATTCGGTACAACGCTCATCTCAGCCAGGGAGACGAACGCATTCAGGATGTGTCCGCAGTTGCTGCAGGTGATCACCAGGTCGATCAGGCTCGGGTCATGAGCTGCAGAGCGCGCGGTGATTTCGGGGTACGGCGTGCTGCACGCGGGGCAGTCGATTTCCAGAACATCAGCCATGCAAGCGTTCCTCCGCTTGACGTTGATCCCGTTTCGCCTTGAGTTGGCGTTCACGGTGGTTGATCACTCCTCGACGCTCAGCCCGCTTCCAGGGATGAGTCTCTGGCTTACGCTTCAAGCCAGAAAGATGGTCAGAGCGAGGCGTCGTAAGCGCCTGCTCGATGGACATGCCCTTGGCCAAGCGCTTCTGCACAGTGCTTTTGGCGACACAACTGAAGCGCTTCACCAGGTTGCTCAAACTGTCGGTGACGCCGAAGACGGTGTACTCATGCCGTCTCGCCTGGTTGACAGCCCGCAAGGCCGCCACCGACCGGCGGCGTCCTTCGCTATCCCGGAACCGGTACCCCTTCAGGTTCTTGGCATGCCTGCGGCGGTCAAAGGACTTGTAGGGATAGCCCCACTCGATATCTGGCATGCGTTCGAGCAGGTCCATGAACTTGACCCAGTGCATCCCGAGTGCCGCTGCGGTGGCCGAGCGGCTAAATCCACGGGCCGCCATGCCGCGGATGTACGCTTCAACGTTCATCGTCAGCGCTCCCTTCTGAGGACAAGGCGCGATCAAGGCGTTCGATCTCGGCCAGCACCAGGGCGCAGGCTTTAACCAGCATTCGGCGTCCATCCGACCACTTGAAGCCGCCAAGCCATGGCCAGGAACTAGGCGCATCGAAGAACGGCTTCCCGTTGCTGAGCGCATGCCAAGAGCACTCGATATATGTTCGGGCAGCCTTGGACAGTTCGTAGCTGATGTAGTGATCGTCGCTGTCTTGCTGGTAGCCCTTGGCCTCAATCTGCCGGCGGCGCTCGGCCTGCACGTCGAGCCAGGCCTGCGGCAGGCTGAACTGTGCCTGCCCATCGATCAGCGCGATGATGTGATCGGGCATGGTCAGAGCCTCGTAGCGGACCATCAGGTCCGAGGCCTCTTGGCCGTTCAGCAGTGGGTTCTTGAGCGCGACAGCAATGCGGCGAAGTTCCGAGTGATCGCCGGGTTGAACCTCGATGGCTGGAGCGGTGCTGCCATCACTGATCAATTCCTGCAGGTGATCCAGGACCACCGCGACGTGCCCCATGGTCTCCTGCCAGAACATCGCCGGATGTGGGCTCTTTACGACCTTGCGCAGCGCCGCCATGGAAGCGGAAAGTTTGCTGTCCATCAGTGCACCTTCCTTGCCGACTTCTGGGCGGCACGCTGCTCCTGGAGGTAGGCCGCCATGCTCTGCAGCTCCGCATGCAGCTTGGAGAAGTCCCCGGCGATGAAGAGGTCGATGAGCTTGACCAGCATCCTGTCCAGCTTGTGGATGCCAGTCTTCAGCTCAACCAGTTGCTGGTCCTTCGCGAAGCCATCCTGCAGAACATCCTTCAGGGCCAGACGGCAGTCCTCTTCGCTCATGGAATCAACGTCCATCAGCGGGGTGTAGGCATGGGTGATGACAGTCATTGGTCTTGCTCCTTCACCGGGGTCGTCCAGGCCACGTCAACACCGCGCAGGCTGACGACATGGACGGTGACCATCCCGTGAGTGGTCTGGCGAATACCGCGGATGGCGTTGCGGAAGCGGCGGTGCAGCCGCAGCGAATCCTCTTCGCGGATGAACAGGCGGCGATCAAGCACCGACGTCTGCTCAATCGGAATGCCGGCCTGGCGCAAGGCGCGGGTGGCGCTGTTGACGGCCTCCAGGCAGCGGGCCAGCTCTGGCGTCAGTACTGTGCAGAGCGGCAGATGGGTAGCTTTCGGCTGCTCTTCAGGGAGGCGGCCAGTGATCGGTACGACGTTCATGTCAGGCCTCCCGAACCACGTCAGCAGTGACGCGCGGCTCGCCGACGAGCGCGGCATAGTTCATAGCGGCCTTCACCAGGTTGCCGATGGCCAGCGGATAGAGCAGGCTGGGCTTGTTTTCCTTGACGCCCCCCAGCCTCTCGATGACGGCCTGCAGGCCGGATGCATCGATCACATCGCTCAGTGCCTTGCCAACCCGCTCGAAACGAAACGCCAGGTGCTGTTCCAGCCCGCCGACCGTGAGCGGCGGCAACTCGACGATCTCGATGCGCTGGGCCACCTCTCGGACTTCGCCGTTGCGCGGCGACAACTTGATGAGCAGTTCGGGCTGACCGATCAGGATGATCGACACCAGCTTGGTGTAGCCCAGTTCGAGTTCGCGGTAGCGCTTGAGGTGCTTGATCGTCGGGGTCGATAGGCTGTGTGCCTCCTCGATGATCAGCAGGTGGCGCGAGCCTGCGGTGTGGCTGGCCTTCAGAGCCTTGTGCAGTTGCGCCCAGCGGGCCTGCGAGCTGTTCCGCGGCGTTTGGTCTGGCGCGATCTCCGCCAGGATGGCCTCGGCGATATGCTCGCTCTTGAGGGGCTTGCCCTTGGTGTCGTTGTCTTCCATCCCCAGCACGTATGGCTGAATGACCGTCACCGGGCTGCCTTCCAGTCGATGCTCCAGATCTCGGCGCAAGGTGGACTTGCCCGCCCCTGACTCGCCGATCACTGCCAGGAAACCATCGTGCATAGCGACCTGGTGCATCGCCTCGCGTACATAGCGGATATCAGCGTTGATGAAGATGTCGTCGGCGCTGTGCAGTTCGTCGAAGGGGTCGCGACGGATGTCGAAAGCCTTCTTCGTGGCTGGCAGCAATACCTGTTTGCGCATTAGCATGGGTTCGCACTCCTCGTTTTCTTGAGCGTCTTCGGGGGTTGCAGGGGCCCCGACGTTGCTGCGTCGGGGCCCCACTTCGTCGAAGGCCTGGCGCACGGTGTCGAACTGCGCGCCCTGAGCCATCAGGTATTCGGTGATCCGCCAGGCCAGTTGCTGCTGGTCCAGCGATTTCGGCCACTGGCTGTGGTTGATCAGTTGAGCGATCGCCGCCGGACTGAGATCGACCGCACGGGCCAGATCGGTCTGCGGCTTGCCGAGGCTGGCCAGGACTTCCTTGAGCTTCAGCATTACGAGTTACCTCCCACAACGCGCAGCGCGGGCCGGCTGGACGCCGCCTGCAACTGCTCAACGATGCTGTCGAGCTGGTCCTCCAGTACTCCGTCGGGGTAGTTGGACTTGAGCCAGAGCATCGACTCGGGACTCCAGACGCCATCCAGCCGCGCTCGGAGGATCTTGGCGGCTGCCGGGTGGCTCAGTGGCTTGCTCTCGACGGTGGGCAACGTCACGTCGAGCTGCAGCTCGCTGCCCTTGCGTGGCATGAAGGTCGGCAACTGAGCGTCTTCGATGTGCTGGTAGGGCTTGAGCCTCCCGCCGAACGGAATGGCCTTGGCCTTGCGTGCGGCCTGCTCTTCGGCATCGGTATCGACGCCCATGGCCAGCCGGGCCGCTTCCTTGCGGGCTTTCTGCGCAGGCGTCTCCGCATGCTGCCGGAAGTCCTCGCCAATCATGGGTGCGCGCACGTCGAAGCCGAACTCGTCTTCCTCGATCCTAGGAATGACGTGGAAGACTTCATGGCCGTCCTGGTCGAAAGTGATCGCCTGGGCGGCATCGCTCTGCCAGGGGTTGCGGGTGATCATCAGCTTCTCGCCGATCATCACGCCAGGTACGACCGAGACGTCGTATTCGGTTCCCTGGAAGCTGACGCGCAGCTTGTTAGTGACCTTGCGGCTCTCCGGCTCGGCGATTGCCAGTTGGCGGCATACTTCGACGCTGGGCGCCTTCACCAACTGGTGCTCACGGATGCGCATCCAGGCCTCCGAGCGGGTCATGCCATGGCGGGAATGTTTCTTCGCGGCGTTGAACCACGCGCGCCAGGTCTTGGCGGCAGCGTTCAGTTCGTCCAGGTCGGCGACAGGCTGGAAGCGCAGTCCCGCTTCGAACTTGCGCTCGATGAGGTTCCGGGCGTTCTCCACTTGGCCGGTCACCCGCGCGGCACCGGGCTTGTGGACGATGACGCGGATGCGCAGCGCACGGCAAAGGTTCCGGGCCATGGCCGAGGTGTTGGCAGAACCTGGGTCCATCATCAGAATCTGCGGCACGCCATGCAGAATGTCGTTGCCACCGCGCTCCTGCATGGCGTCGATCAGCACATCACACAGGTTCTCGCCGCTCTCGGCGCCCATGACGTACTTCACGTAGATCCAATCGCTGGCGTGCTCGGTGATCTCGTACGACCAGACCCGGTTAGAGGCGATGCGGGCCACGTTCTTCGGCTTGTTCTTGTAGAACTGGTCATGCTCCATGACGCGCAGGCCGTTACCGTGCTCATCGGCGCCGGGCTTGAGGTAATAAAGAACACACAGAGAGGCATCGATCTGCCAAACGTGGTTCGGGTGACGGCTTCTCAACTCGCTCACCGGAGCCGGCTGGAGCAATTGCTGGGGATGAACCCCGAAGCTGTAGAGAGCCCTGGATATCGCGCTGATGGACAGCGGCCGGATCTCGCCCGTGTCCTCGTCAATGACGTCCGCCCGGATCATCTTGCTGGCCCGTAGCGCTTCCACCGCATCCTCCAGGCTATACAGGCGCTTTTCGTTGCGGCGGGCACTCTCCATCAGCGCGCTACTGATGGTCAGGGCATCTTCCCGGCTCAGGGCACTGGTGCCGGCGTCACTCCGGCGTTTGCGGGGCTTGCTGTCTGCGGTGACCTCCCTCAGCTTGCGGTAAAGCGTGGCGAGTGACATGTCGAGCCGCTGGGCCGTCGACTGGGCAATCTCTACGCGCTGCCCGCGTGGGGCGGCGCGAAGGGCGCGCTCCAGATCGACCAGGGCTTGAGTAATGACGGCGCTCATGGCTCAGTCCTCAGCCACGCCTGCAGGCTGGGACTTGCCCATTTGCTCGATCCAGCCGAATTCGCTGATGTCATCGGGGGCTTCGCCGTCGGGCAACTGGAACTCTTCGCGAATCTGCAGGAGCAGTTTTTCGAGGTGGCGCACCAGACCGGCCTGGAAGGTGCGGGGATCGGTACCGGTCTTTTCGGCGTGGTCGAGCATGACGGAGAAGGCTTCGCGCAGCTTGCCGCTGATGTCGGCCTCGGCTTCGAAAGCGATCGCCGTTGCCTCCTGGCGAAGCTCTTTCTCGGCCTCATCCGCCTTCATGGTTTGGATGCGCCGCTTGGTCTTTTCCAGTTCGTGGACGGTTTCGTCCAGCTCGCGGGACTTGCGTGCCATGCGCTCGCCCAGGGCTTCGTTGTCCGCCCGTAGATCCTCGACCTGCTTCTCCAGGGCAGCCTTTTCCTTGGTGTGGGTGGCGATCAGTTCCTCGGCCAGGTACTCGACGGCGTCCTTGTTGCCCTGCTTGGCCGCTTCGATCAGGGCGCTACGGGCGTCCTCGGGCAGCTTGCGCCACTGGCGTAGCTCGCGGTAGCCGATGCCCATGCGGGACATGGATTCCAGGGCCTCTTCGCCGAAGGCGCGGAGGTTGGCGATGTCACGGTCAACCTGTTCACGAGACCTGCCCAGCAAATCGCAGAACTCCTCCCAGGTACCAGTCAAAAACTGGTCACCGTGACCACTTTTCATGCCCTTCAAAGCCCGGTAGAGCTTGTTTTCTTTGACATAAGCCAACTTAGAAGTGGTCACCGTGACCGAAAATTTGGCAAATGCGTCCGCCATCTGCGCTTGGCCGAGCAGTTGGTTGACCAGGTCGCGTTCCTCATGCATGCCCTGGGCAATGGCGCCCAGGACGCCGACTGCGTTCATGTCCTCCTGGAATGCCTCCTGATTGATCTCCGGCATGGGGTCAATTTTCGGGGTAGATGCTTTGCGGGCCATGGGATTTCCTTAGTTCGGGAGACGGGTGTAGCGTTGGCGACGCTCGTTGAGTTCGTCCTGGCCGCGGCGCAGGGCTTCGTCGAAGCCAAAGGCCAACTGGACCAAGCGCGGTCCGAGCAGCCAGCGCTTGTCGTCATGCGGGCTGCGATCGGCTATACCGGCGATGCGCAGGTTCTCCAGGGCGCGCAGCGCGGTACTCGCATCGCACTCGGCGGCGACCGCCACCTCCTTCAGGAGCAGTCCCCGAAACTCGTTGGCCCCCAGGGCCAACATGACCCGTAGAGCGCGCTGGACCTGCTCGGAGCGGTACTTTTCAGCACTCATGCGCAGCGCTCCATCGGGATGACGACCAGTGCGCCGGATTGGGTGATAGCGGCTTGGCCACCGGTGGCCTCCGCCAGTTGCTGGTGTAGATGCTGGGCCTCGTTGCACCACCCTTCGGCACATTCCTCCATGCGGGTCAGCTCGGTGCGCAGGTGCTCGTTCTCTTCGGCAAGGCGCGCAGCTTCGACGCAGAGCTGCTCATAGGCTTGCTCGTCCAGGCGCCGCAGCAGCGCCTGCAGGTTGATGACCTCACTCATCGTCAGCCACTCCAAAGTCCAGTTGAGGGGTTTCTGCCTGGGCGACGTTGCCGTGGTGCCAGGCGAGGGATTCAAGGCCAGCGCGGATGGCGTCCAGGGTCTGTTCGGCGGATTGCTTGCCGTCGTAGAAGGCCATCAACGCGCCGGTAGCGCTGTGCAGCACGCCCTGCAGCTGCTGAAGGTCGCTGGCGTTGCAAGCCTTGCCAACCGGGATGTCGACCAGGAGCTTGCCGTGAGCGGCGGCCAGGTAGCGAGTGATCAGCGGCAGGCCGCAGGCTTTCTCCAATGACAGCACCATGGTCAGCGGCAGGCGGCCATTACCCATCCATTTGTAGAGGGTGCTGGCGTTGTTCTGGCACAGATGGTCTGTGGCAAGCCGCTCGATCCCGCGGTTGTAGCGCTGCATGGCCAGCTGCGCACAGCCGTCCAGTGCGTCGGCTGGCGAGCGCGGCACCCAGTGTTTCCAATTCCGGCGCTTCATTGGACGGCGCTCCAGAAGCCCCAGTAGTCGTCGTCCAAACAAATAGCGTTTTTCACCATTGGCAAAGCTGTTGCCACAGNGNCANCCTGATGAGGTACATTCANNNNCNTCGGAGAGACNNACATGACTANCCCCGATCACCTGGTTCTTGATGCGTCGATGCGCTCGGCGTTTGTTGCCCTGGCCCGTCGCCTGGCGCTTGATCACGGCCTGGACCTGGACGGCCTTGCTGATGACCTGGATACGCTGGCTGATGCGCAACCTGGTGAGGTGTGGCAGGAGTCGCATCGAGACTTGGCCGACGTGCTGCGATACGTCTCTGGGCGCGCTCAAGCAGGCGAGAGCTGATCTGCTGGGCTTCTTCACGGTCCAGGCGATGGTTGAGCAGCCGGCCTGCACTGATGAGCATCAGCCGGTCGATGAGGCGCTCGGCACCTGGTGATGCGACGGTCCGGTCCACCAGCAGGAGGCTGCTCTGGTGAGCGTCGGCCAGGTGCCAGGAGATATCCGAGGTATCACCAGGGGCGCAGGCGATCAGTGCATCGAGCGCGGCGCGCCAGGTATCCATCGGGGCGGGAGTCAGGTCGATGTGCTCGACCGGCGGTTGAGTGCGAGACATGGCTGTACTCCTTTTAGGCGGCGAGCTGCTCGACGGAGAGCTTCATGCCGAGCTTCAGAGCGATTTCGTGGGAGGTGCCACGGCGGCCTTTGAACTGGCCATTGATGACCATGTAGACCTGATGGCGGGTATAGCCATTGGCCTCGGCCCAGGCTGAGATGGCCGTTCCGGCAGCGTGGAAGAGTTCCTTGACGCGCTCACCGGTGTACGGCTGGCGGGTAGGGAGCGGATACGGGACGTTCATGACGGGGTTCCTATCTGCTGAAAGATTGCGAATCAGCCAGCGCATATGCAGTGCGTTGGTGTGATCTGAGAATGGGTAAATTTCTACCCATTGTCAAGGAGTTTTATGGGTAAAAATCTACCCATTGGTGAACGTTTGTCTGATGAAAGGAAGCGGCTCGGATACAACCAGAGCGATTTTTCAGCACTGGCAGGAATCACCCGAAAAACACTATTTGGCTATGAAAGCGGGGAGAGGGCCCCGGATGCCCTGGCTCTGGCTGCTTGGGCGAAAAGCGGACTGGATGTTCTCTATGTCGTGACAGGTCAGCGCCAAGGAGTGCCCGCGCCGGCTCCTGCCCAAGAGCAGGAGGCCCCTTTAGCCCCCGACGAACGCATCCTGTTGGACAACTACCGGCACAGCCCGCCCGACGCTCAGGCCGCACTCAAGGCGACGAGCGATGCGTTCGCGCAACGTTCGAAGAAGAAAACGGGATGACGAATAAGGGGAGACAAATGGACTTCAAAGTATTGCTGGGGGCGGTGATGCTGGCGGGCCTGTCGGTGGCCGGATGCTCCACGAAAAACTATGGCCGACAGCCGGAACTGACCGATTTCGAACGGCAGACCATGAGCTGTCGCGAGATCGACTTGGAGCAGGCCAAGGTTCAGGGCTTCCTGAGCCATGTACGCGAAGAGAGCGAGTTCGACGGACGCTCGGTGCTGTCTTTCCTGGGCGACTTCGGGATCGGCAACCTGATGGAGAAGGACGCAGCGGTCGACAGTGCCAATCAGCGCCTGACCCAGTTGGCAGGTGCCAAGATGCAGCGTGGCTGCACCTATGCCTATGAGGAGCCGGCTCAACAGCCGTACGCAGCGCCTCGGGCTTATGCCCCAACTGCACCCGCGTCAGTTTCGGCTCGATCTGTCGACACCCAACTCGACGAGCTGAACCAGATGCAACTCCCTTACGAGGAGTACCAACGGCGGTATCGGGAAATCACGGGGCAATGACGAGATGATCGATCAGGAAAAGCTGGTTCAGCTTTATGCCGATGTGGAAGTACTAAAGTGTGAAGTCACCGCGCTACGTCATATCTCGATGACCTTGGCGGCTCGTCTGGTTGAGCTTGATCCCGAGCCAGGCGAACGCACCAAGTCATTGCTTGCTGTGCTTGTGCCATATGCTGAACACGCGGAGCAGCCAGCTTGCGGCGGACTGGTCAAAGCTTTCCTGCAGAGTGTTCTGGGGCTAACTGATAACGGAGTTGATCCAGCATCTGTTTTGGCACTTCGGACACTTCTAGGGAAAGATGCTGGACCTGATCGGCTAGACGCTTTAGACAAATGGCACTCGCAAGCAACCGAAGACGAGATTGCTCAAGACATTCTGCAGCTGTTCTCGAAACTGCAGCCTCGAAAAGCTCCCGATCCCGACGATCCCGGTAGCCGTTCCGAATGATTTTTCGTCGTTTCATTAGGGGCCTCACAGGTTCTCTATGGGGAGGGGCAGGCGGCTCTCTTCGGCCGGCGCAGGTTCGCCTGCGGAGCGCCATTCACAGGCGGTGAACAGAGACTTCTCCCGTACCGTGGTGATGTAGCTGAAGCGCAGCCAGCCCAGTGCATTGCCATCCGGTCCACTGAACGGTATCCAGAAATCGGCATAGCCATTCGGGAGTGGCTCCCCGAAGGCTATGCGTAGTTCCGCGCCCCTGTCGCTGCGGTGTCCAGCTTCAATCCAGACGTCTGCTCCTTCGTACCAGGACAGGTCTGGCTTTGGAGCGGGCAGCCCCAGGATGCTCCTGATCTTGTCGGGGTCACGCTGGATGAGTTGCAACAGCAGGTCTTCATGCCTGGACATGGTGGTGGTCTCCTCGGTGATGGAGACTCCATGCTGATCCACTTTCCCTTGGATTGGTTTTCGCTCCTTCCAAAATACACTCTGCTCCCCCGTGGGGATGATCGTCACACCTGCTTGCAG